GTGGCCCTCAGTGATACCAAACTTCGCAGCATAAATGCCAAGCCTTACAACGGCGCACCCGAAGTCACAGATGGTGACGGTCTGAGTGTGCGTATCACCCCAACCGGAACGATTACGTTTCAGTATCGTTACCGCTGGAACGGTAAGCCTGTCCGCCTTTCTGTTGGCCGATACCCTGCAATGCCTCTCAAAGAGGCTCGCGTGATAGTCGGTGAGATGCGCGAATTGTACATCAAGGGACTGAACCCTAAAAATTATTTTGCCAAGGAAGATGGCGAGCTAACGTTAAAGGAGTGTCTGGATCAGTGGTGGACGAAATATGTTGAGACTCTCAAGCCTAACACCCAGACGCTGTACAAGTCAGTTGTGTACAACACCATGTACACAGAATTCCCGGATGCACCGGTAGTCAACATTCCCGTTTCATCCTGGGTCAGGTTCTTCGATAAGCAGGAAAAGAAGAACGGCAAGAAAGCCAGGGTATTACTTCTCCAGCTTCGATCCGTGATGAACTGGTGCATCAGTCGTCAACTGATTCCCTCATGTGACGTATTGAAACTCAGCGTTAAAACCATTGGGAAAAAGCCCGATGTGGGTAGCCGGGTTCTTACATATACCGAGCTTGCAAAAGTCTGGCTGGCGCTGGAGAACAACAAGATTGTTTCCTCCAACAAAGTTCTGCACCAGTTACTGCTGCTATGGGGTGCCCGTTTGTCTGAATTGCGCCTTTCAACTGCCAGCGAGTTTAATATGGATGATCTCATCTGGACCACACCAGGAGAGCATTCCAAGATGGGAAACGTTATCCGGCGGCCTGTATTCGACCAGGTGAAACCATACGTGGAAAAGTTACTCAATTCCGGCAGGGATATTCTTTTCCCCGGTCAGGAACTGGACAAGGCGATAGATCGCTCGTCAGCCAATCTATACATGAAAAAATTAAGGGATAAAATTGATATTCCGGAGTGGCGAACACACGACTTCAGGCGCTCGCTGGTGACAAACTTATCGGGGGAAGGGGTGATGCCCCACGTCCTTGAAAAGATGTTGGGGCATGAGCTGGGGGGAGTGATGGCGGTTTATAACAAACATGACTGGCTGGTGGAGCAGAAAGATGCGTATGAACTGTATGCTGATAAGATATTCTGGCATGTCAAACAGCTCGGTTGACGCCACCCTCATCTATCCATTTCATTACAGCTTTTCTGCTGTATCTGGAAGGGTAGGTAAGTACCGGGTTAGGGAATCCATGTTCTTTTCGTAAACGCCAGATTGCTGTTTTTTTCTTTTTGAGCAGGTCAAACACTTCCTGCTCTTCCATAAAATCGGTAGTAGTCATAATTTACCTCTTCTATTAATTCATTCAGCAGGAATTAATTTTTGCCAGATGGCTGATACATATTTTGCCTGGTGACGGGCATCGGCCAGTGCGTTATGCATGTCACCATCGAATGGCATGTCTTGCTTGGGATCAAATCCTATCCCGCGAACGAGGGTTACGATTGTTCGTACGTCATGATCATTCCAGAATTTCCACGGACAGATGTGGCCAGCGCGCTCATATGCACCTCGTAAAATGACGTTATCGAATGTTGCACCGTTTCCCCAGACCTTCATATATTTCGGGTTGTCGGCGTGCTGAAGAATAAAATGGTTCAATTCAGAAAGTGCATCGGCGATCGGCATTACATCATCAATGCAAATTGCCGCCCGCGCTTCTGCACTTTGTTTCATCCACCAAATAATAGTATCGCCATCAGGAACTGCGCCTGACTTCATTGCACTTTCGAGGCTGACAACTGCATAGAACTCAGGACCCAATTCACGAGATTGAGGATCAAAGAAAACAGCACCAATTGAAACGATCGGGGCATTTGGTTTATTACCCATTGTTTCGAGGTCGATCATTAAATTGTTCACGTTATAAAGTCTCCTGTTTTGGTACTGCTTTAATCATCGCCGCCCAGCACAACTCAGCCCGACGCGCTGCCTTTCTGCATCCGCTCAATGCTTTGTATTCAGCCCACTCTTTTTCATCGCTGAAATGTGGATCTGGCTCAGACTCGAAGCCGTTAATAACCATGTCCTCTGTCGGAACGATCGGTACCATCACGTAACCTGGTGGTGCAAAGTACCGAACTTCTACCGTTCTGTCAGGATCGGATGCATAGTCAATGCCAATTACCGGATAGTTGCCAGCCTTACGCCGCTCATTATCCAGGTCTGTTTGCAACTGAATCACCCAGCGGGCGAGCTCACCTTTTTCGCCGGATTCAAGCCGTAAATCATCTAAACGATATTTATCAATCATTGCTGTTATCCTCGCAGCAGTGGTGCCGCCCCTCTGGGTCAGTAGATACATGTCCACAGATATCGCACTCAATTTCATCTGGTGGCAACTCATCACGATTGCTTACAGGTTGGCTACCTTGAAGCATGGCACCGCGGCAGACATCAGGAGGAGTAAACCCGATAACCTGATCGCCCTCGGTCACTAGGCGAATTAACATGGCCAGGTTATCGACCAGCTCGTATTCAACCTTGTTCCAGTCCCCACGCCCTTCCGTGTAGTGGATAACCTCTTTAATAACCTCTCCGCTTTCTTCTGCAACTTTATTGAGCACGTAGTTTGGCTGAGGAAATTTGCGCATTGCTTTATCAGCACGCAATCGCGCTGCTGAAACGAGCGATGAGAAGTAATCCTGCGGTGCTGGTAGGGCGTCGTAGACTTCAATGACGCCGTTATCGATGGGCCACTCACCATCCTTGATATAATCCGTTGTTCCGTCCACCTGCTGATTGGCAATGTGGAAGGCTCCAATCGGCTTAGCGGTCAGCGATGCCAGCGCGATTTCAGCAAGAACCAGATCCTTTTCTGCGTTCTCAACGCCCTGAAAATCCTCGGCTTGTGATTTTCTCTCCCGCGCCCATTCGATTAACTGCTCTTTGGTGAACTCTCTGGTTATTGTGTTCATGCTGCTTGCTCCCGTTTGATCCCCATGCGCTGGCATGCGGTCTTGAAAATTTCTGCGTCTTTCTCGATGCCGATGAACTTACGCTCTGATTGCTGACAGGCCACTCCGGCGGTACCGCTTCCCATAGTGAAATCCAGCACCGTATCACCGGGATTGCTGTAGGTTTCGATCAGGTACTTAACCAGCGCCAACGGCTTTTGGGTCGGATGGTAGTTTCCTGCCTGTTTGTCGCTCGAGAAAAATTGGACATCACGCGGATAGCGGCTGGTTGAATCGTACTTCGTCAGCGTCAGCGCCTTTCCGTAGCATTCAGAATTAACGGTCTTTCGCCTGGAGGTTTTTCGCTCGTGGCCATGCGTAAATTGCGGGTTATAAGTCGGCTGGCAACGATAAAAGACCTCGATGTTTTCATGCGCACGCAGCGGTTGCTTTTTGGCATTCAGAAAGCCGGTAGCATTCCCCTTTTCCCATATCCACTCTGTTCTCCAGTGCTGTAAGTTGCTGGCAATCAGTACGCTGGTAAATGGCTGTGCAGAAAACAGAACGATGGCGACCGCCGGCTTAGTGATCCGGTAGAGCTCCCGCCACATCCACTGCAGGTCTAACACTGAATCCCATCGGCACTGCGTGGTTCCGTATGGAATGTCAGCACATACCAGGTCGACGGTACCGCTGGAGAGTCGCGGGAAAACATCGAAGCAATCTGCGTTGTGCAGGGAGATCATTGGGCGGCCTCCCGGCGTACTGCCAGTAAAAGCTGGTTAAACATCAGTGTCAGAGGATTACTGCAGCCGAATGGCAGATCGTTGACGCGGTATGTTGGTGCACCACCACGAACGCCAGTTTTTACGATGTGGCCAGTGGTGTAGAGTTGCGATAGTGCGCCGGCCACGACAGGTGTCCTTCTGTGCAGCGCTTTAGCAATATCGCTGCTGGTGGTATTGGGATGAGCCTGGACGTATTCGAATACGGTCATTGCACATTACCTTCACGTTGCTGATCCAGCCGAGCCAGTGACTCGGTTAACGCTGCATAGGTTGCTTCCAGTCGTGTTGCGACCTCTTTCATAAGCCGCCCATGCTTTGCTGGTAGTTCCGGTACGGAGGCATGCGCCTCCGCAACGAGCTCTTTAACTTTCAGGCGGCGCATTGGCGCAGCTCCATCAGTTCATTGAACCGGTTAATGAACAGGCCGAAGGCCTGGCCGGGGCGCAAAGGATGAATTTCAAATAAATCCGTTGGTGGAATACCTTCCAGAATCGGCCATATGGAACCGTCGTCGATATCCAGATCCCGGCGCTCGGTCGCGAGCATGGTCAGGTCGGCATATTTAACGAGGTATGTCTCGTCAAGCGGCAGGCCGAATTTCAGGCGGATCAGTTGATCAGTGCGCGTCTCGATCCGGCGGTAATCTGGCAACAACGCTTTCAGCGGGGCAGGGATGTCCAGGCAGTATGCCTCTGCGGCGTCATGCATCAGCGCTTCAAAGGCGAACTCTGGCGCCACGAGCTGACTGCACATAACGGAATGCTGCGCCACGCTATAAAATTCCGACAGGTGCCCCGCGAAGCGGCAGATATTGGAAAGCGCCCCGGCGATGTCTTCGATATCAATATCGTCAATGGTGGAGTTGATATAATCGAACTTCTTACCGGAAAGAGTCTGGATAAAACTCATCGTTAGTTCTCCTTAATTGGTGCGCTGCACCGCACGATTTTTGGTTGCACGAATCCCTCGCCATAAGGCGAATAAAAGTTTTGGTTTCGTTTCAATAAATGCCCCATCCAGAGGCACTTAGTGCAACGGGCGACTGCCATCGCCAGTTAGTTTCTCCACAAAACAGACAAGAGCACCTGCGGCTGCAACCGCCCGGGTGGATTGGGTTATGAGCCCGTCGCCCGGTGATGCCCTTGTCTGTTTTGTAAAAAAGGGCGGTACCGAGGTAGAACATTATCTTCGTCCCCCTTTTGTCAGGTTGAAGACCCTGGTACCGCCAAGACTACTCACAGCTTTCTTACTTCCTGGTACCACGCTGGCTACGTGATTGGGTTGTGGCGCCAGATGCTTATCTTCTGGTTACCTCTAAGGGCTGCACTTCACCACAACTGCAAGCGCACTCCGCCGTTTCACACCTGTCACCCATAACTGGTAAGTGAAGGAGTGCGCTTGCATGTTGTGCCCTGAAAAGGCTGGCGGTTGCCGGAAATACACGGGAAAACGCCGGGCCGCCAGAACAGGGATGTGTTTCTTATTGCTTTGGCCTGCTTTTATCCACATCAGGCGTGGTGGTATCCTTATTGGTGCCCATACCAAGCAAGGAAAACAGATGCTTAAGTCAACACTTATTGCTAAATGCCTTACTCGTTGCGGAATGCTTCCTGATATCGCAACCGGTGAAGCTGCTGTACGTGATATTTTTGAAGAGTATTTCCCACGTCACAGCTTTGAAAAATGGAACACTCATCTTGATGATGATGTCATTCAGCATTACCTCGAGGCATCGCGAGGAGCTGGGACCATCAAGGTTAATTTTTTTATTGAGGATCTCTGGGATTACTGATCGTCATCGAACCAAAAGTTTTGAAATCTGGATGTAAAATCGTTTTCCCGGAGGCGTTGGCTTCGCATTCCAGCTTTTCCGGGTCCATCAAAGCTTTAGTCACTGCTTCCATAAAACTTATGTAATCTGCAGCGACAGCGGTTTCAGTTTTAATTGCAGTAAGCAATGCACCGTTCACCCGAATCTCAATCATTCGTCCTGGCTTGCTCTTTTGCATAACCACCTCATTAATCATCTAAATCACAGTTGCGAATCATCCGGTCATTCATACGCCACCGGCGGCTACTTCGTGGGCATCCTGCCTGTTCGCTGTTGATGAGTAAAATCTAACTTAACTTAGTATTTTGGTCAAGAAAAAACACCAAACTTTAATTAGCTTGGTGCTTAGGTGGGATTAGCTATTTTTAAAGTTCGTATTGAACGCCTTTGACGACACCGATGATCAGGCAGTTACCATTTATTGGGATGTTGGGATAGCGTGGATTTAGAGGGACTAAAAATTTTTGTGGGCCATCAATAACGAGTTTCTTTACTGTCGCTTCATTGGTTCCATCTATTCTGGCCACAACAATTTTGCCATGAAGTGGCTCGGCATCGGGATCTACAATCACAGTTGCGCCTTCAGGAATAGTGGGAAGTCCGTTAGGGTTTGTCATCGAATCCCCTTTAACTTCCAGCGCGAACGAGCTATCGCCAACTCTTAAGGACGTCTCTACCCACTTATCCACTTCATTGAAAACTTCAGCGACCTTACATTCTGTGAATTGACCAGCTTGAACCCATGAAATTATAGGGACCCTGCGCATTTTTGTAATGAGGTTACCCTCAAACTCAGTGCCATATAGAATGTAATCAATTGATGTATTGAAAAATTTTGCAAGTTTTGACAGTGATTCCCCACCTGGTACATTTATATCTTTTTCCCAATACCCAACCGCAACATCACTCACTCCGCAGAACTTCCCAAGCTCTTTCTGGGATGTTCTGGTTATCAGTCTGAGGGACTTAATACGCTGTCCAACCGTTTCCATTGAAGCACCATTCACAAATAAAGGACTAAGGAATCTTAGTTTTTATTGACCAAAGATGGATTGATAATTAATATCTAATCAAACTTAGCTAAGGAGGTATCATGACAACTGACGATATTGAAAATTACTTTGGCAATGCTGAAAGAGTTGCTGATTTTTTCGGCATTACCAGTGAAGCCGTTTACCAATGGCGCAATAGGCCTGGGCGCCTCATTCCGAAAGGCCGGGCAGCTGAAGCGGCATACCGCACTGGTGGTGGCTTAGTTTTTCACCCTGAGCTTTATGAAAAAAAATAGACCGCAAATTGATTTTAAGTAACCACAGAATCAAGGGGTTAACCGTGGGTAAAGAACCTGAATGGAAAATAGAAAAACAGCCAGCCTGGCTGGTGGCCGCTATCAGGAAGACGATCGCAGCGCTCCCTGGTGGATACGCCGAAGCGGCAGAAATCTTGGACGAAACGCAGAACTCGCTTTTTAACCGCCTTCGTGCTGGTGGAGATCAAATATTCCCTATGGGCTGGGCAATGGTACTTCAGAGCGCCGCTGGCGTGAGTTACATAGCTGATGCGTTTTCTCGTCAAACAGATAACGGGATCCACATCCCAGGTGCAGCACCAGAGATAGAGAACGAGGAGATAGGTTTAAAGCTGGCTGAGCTGGTGGGCAGACTCGGGGATCTGGTCAATGCATACCGTTGGTATATCGACGACGGCGTTGTTGATAAGGGCGAGTGGCAGAGCCTTAACGACATCGCATATCAGTTCAGGGTGACTCTGATGACCTTCCTGAATTTGATTTCCCGTGTTTACTGCCTGCCAGAAAAGAGTGACGCCCGCGAGTGTGCAGCTCCGGGCGCCGTGGCGTGTCGTATCAGTGGAGAAACTAACGCATGAACAGTTTAACGGTAAATAACCGCATACCGCAACTACGTGCTTTCCCGGTACCGGGTTACATCATGTTTCGGTATGAGCGCATGGTATCAGGCCGCTGGGTTCCCTGTAACCACAGTCGGGCGATGGCAATTGTGGGGGTATGGCGCCGTAGAGGGGGATCCTTATGCAAGAACTTAACCGATGGTTCAAAGACCACTACGGTATCCCAGTTCGAGTTATCCGATGGGAACCGGAAACTCACCGCGTTATCTACCTGCGCAAAGGCTATGAGCATGAATGCTTCAGCCCGCTCGAACAGTTCCAGCGCAAGTTTACTGAGATAAAGGACGATCATGAGCCAGATATTTGAAATCGTTCAGTCGCTGTCGGGCCAGCGCAACGCAATAACAATCCCGGTCCCTTACCTTGATTTTTTTTCCGGTGATCAGCAGGCGCATGCTTTGGGGGCAGTTCTCAACCAGTTGGTCTTCTGGTCCGGGAAATCAGACCTGAAGGATGGCTGGTTCTACAAAGAGCACAGTGAGTTAGCTGCGGAAATTCGTGGAGTCAGTGAAGACCAGGTACAGCGGTTGGTAAACAAGATTTGCACTCGCTGGTTACCTGGAATTGTTGATAAAGCGCAAAAGCAAGTAAACGGTACGAAAAAGACGCACTACCGTATCGACGGGGATGCATTAATCGAGGCTTTATTCCCTACAACACTGGATTCCGCAGAATCGCGGAACGGGAAACGCGAAGTCGCGGAACCTATTCCGCAGAATCACGGAACCGAAAACGCAGAATCGCGGAACCATAACCGCGAAGTCGCGGAACCTATTCTCTATACAGATCATTACTCAGATCACCACAAACAGATCATAAAACCTTCTTGTCCGGTTGCGTTGCAACCAGACCCTGAAGTTGCGATCACTGATAACGCCATTCTGGTTTTAACCCATTTGAACCAGGTCAGCGGTTCCCGTTATCAGAAATCAAAAACCTCGCTGGAAAACATTCGTGCTCGTCTGCGTGAAGGTTACAGCGTTGCTGACCTGCAACTGGTTATCGACCTGAAACACGAGCACTGGAACGGCAACGATGAGCAGTACCAGTACATGCGCCCTGAAACACTGTTTGGCCCGAAAAAATTTGAGGGGTATCTGCAAAGCGGGATCCGCTGGGACAAGAAGGGGCGTCCGCCTCGTGAATGCTGGGGCGAAAAGAAACATGACCCAATGAAGGTCGGTCCGGTTGATACCAAAATTCCAGAGGGGTTCAGGGGATAATGACAAACAAATATTGCCAGGCGTTGGCGGAACTGCGTAGCAAACCAGCCCACGAACTGAAAGAGGTTGGCGATCAATGGCGTACTCCGGATCTGTTGTTTTGGGGGATTAACGCAATATTTGGGCCGTTGGTTCTGGATCTGTTTGCTGACGACGATAACGCGAAGTGCCCGGTCTGGTACACAGCCGAAGATAACGCGCTGATGCAGGATTGGTCGGAAATGCTGGAGTCAATCGGCGGGGCCGCATTCGGTAATCCACCCTATAGCCGCTCTCAATACCACGAAAAGCAGGCGATCACCGGCATGACCCACATCATGGATCACACAATGGAGATGCGTGAAAAGGGTGGGCGTTACGTGTTCCTCATTAAAGCGGCGACAAGTGAAACATGGTGGCCTGAAGATGCCGATCACATCATGTTTATTCGCGGTCGCATTGGTTTCGATCTCCCTGTGTGGTTTGTTCCTGCTGACGATAAGCAGAAACCCACTGGTGCTTTCTTTGCTGGCGCCATTGCAATCTTCGATAAGTCATGGCGCGGCGAGCGTTTCAGCTACATCAGCCGTACCGATCTGGAGGAAAAAGGGAAGGCGTTTATGTCGCTGGTTACATTTGCCGCTGGTAAGGCCCAGCAGACAGAAACAGTAAGGCCTGTTACGCCGCTGACGTTGCCAGAAGTCGAATCGCGTATCTGGCCTCTCGAGGTTGGTCTGGTGTTTAACCAAGTGGATGGCGTTGACGCCCTGACTGAGTCACAGCAGAACAAGCTGAAAGGCAATATCAATCAGCTATGGCTTGAACGTATGCCCACCAGCGAGATCATTGCCGTTGCCGCTGGTCTTGCCAGTAGCATGCAGGGGGTGACCCATGCGTGAGATTATCGTTGATAACTTTGCTGGTGGTGGCGGCGCGTCAACCGGTATTGAAATGGCGATTGGTCGTAGTGTTGATATCGCGATCAACCATGACGAGAACGCGATCGCGATGCACAAGACGAACCACCCGGACACACTTCACTACTGCGAATCCGTATTTGAAGTGGATCCGCGCGCGGCGACGGGGGGCTTACCGGTTGCCCTGGCATGGTTCAGTCCTGATTGTCGCCATTTTTCGAAAGCCAAAGGTGCGAAGCCAGTAGAAAAAGCGATTCGTGGTCTTGCATGGGTTGTTCTGCGCTGGGCACTTGATGTTAAACCCCGAGTGATGAAGCTGGAGAACGTCGAAGAGTTCAGAACGTGGGGACCGCTTCTCGCCGGTGAAATGCGCCCGGATCCTGCCCGTGCTGGTGAAACTTTCGAAGCATTCATCGGCATGCTGACTACCGGCATCCCGACGGATCATCCGGCGCTGGCGGAGTGCTGCGAATTTCTGGGCATTCCTCCTGACAGTGAAGATGCCGTGCGGCTGGTTGACGGTCTTGGCTATGTTGTCGAATATCGCGAATTGCGAGCGTGTGACCTCGGCGCACCGACCATCAGAAAACGCTTCTTCATGGTTATGCGCTGTGACGGTAAACCGATTGTGTGGCCGGAACCAACACACGGTGATCCGAAGTCACCGGCGGTTCAGGCTGGCAAGCTGGCGCCGTGGCGCACCGCTGCGGAGTGTATCGACTGGACCATTCCTGCGCTGTCGATCTTCGACCGTAAAAAGCCCCTGGCAGTGAATACGCTCAAGCGCATAGCGCGCGGTATTCAGCGTTTCGTTATCGACAGCGCGTCGCCGTTTATCGTGAAGTGCAACCATACCAGCACCAAAACGCATTACGACTGCTTCCGTGGCCAGTCGCTGGAAGAACCACTGCAGACAATCACCAAAACCCACGGCTACGCAGTCGCGGTACCGCACCTGACGAAATTCAGAACAGGCGCGACAGGGCAGGATGTCACACAACCAGTCCCGACAATCACCGCCGGCGCGTCACGGCGCCCGGGCGGGAATGGTCATGCTCTCGGCATCGTTGAGGCCGCGCTTACACCGTTCCTTGCTGGTAACGGCGGCAGTGAGTACCAGGCAAAGCCGCGCCCGCTGGATAAACCCACTCACACCATCCTGAAACAGTCTCGTGCCTGTCTGGTTGCGCCGGTCATCGCTCGCCAGTTTGGCGCCAGCATCGGTCACCGTGCAGACGAACCGAGCGCGACGATTACGGCGGGCGGCGGCGGTCATTCACAACTGGTTTCTGCTTTCCTCGCGAAGCACTACGGCGGCAACTATACGGGACCGGGCGTCGGGCTGGATGAACCAGTCCACTCGGTGACGACGGTCGATCATCATGCGGTGGTTGCTTCCCATCTGGTAAAACTGCGCGGCACCTGTCGCGATGGTCAGCCCACAAGTGAACCAATGCCGACAGTTACGGCCGGCGGCCTGCATGTCGGGGAAGTCAAAACCACTCTGGCGGTTGACGACTACGACGAACACCGCGCACAGCAGGCGCTGGCGTTTTTGCGTGAATACTGCGGCGAGGAATGCACCGGGATGGTCGACATCGATGGGATAACGTACCGCATCGTCGATATCGGTATGCGCATGCTTCAGCCGCACGAACTCTATCGCGCACAGGGCTTCCCTGACTGGTACATCATCGATCAGGATTATCGCGGCAAGCGCTACGCCAAAGATAAACAAGTGGCCCGCTGCGGCAATGCAGTCCCGCCACCGTTCGCTGAAGCGCTGGTGCGCGCAAATTTGCCTGAGTTATGTGTGAGCAAGGAGGAACAAGCAGCATGATGAACTTAACGGCTCGACAGCAGCATGTACTGGATACCCTGATCAGCTTTCAACGCGAGCATGGTTATCCTCCAACCAATACAGAACTTTCGGCGCTGCTGGGATGCAGCTCCCCAAATGCCGCTGCGGATCATCTGCGGGCACTGGAGAGGAAAGGAGCTATCACCCTGACGCGTGGCGTTTCGCGGGGAATAGCCATCAACGATCTGGAGAACGTTGCTGATGCTGATTCCCTGCTGCATGCACTTGTGAATGGTGAGGATGGTGCGAAGGACCATGCAATCGCCTATCTCAAAAACAAGGGGATCCGGGTATGAAGCTGGTGCTGCCGTTTCCTCCGAGTGTGAACACGTACTGGCGCGCCCCGAATAAGGGGCCGCTGGCAGGGCGCCACCTGATAAGTGCCAAAGGTCGCCAGTTCCAGTCGTCAGCATGTGCGGCAATCATTGAACAACTGCGCATGCTCCCTAAGCCGTCATCGTCACCGGCGGCTGTCGAAATAATCCTGTTCCCGCCTGACAACCGGATCCGGGATCTGGATAACTACAACAAAGCGCTGTTTGACGCTCTTACCCACGCGGGTATCTGGGAGGACGACAGCCAGGTGAAAAGAATGCTGGTGGAGTGGGGGCCAGTAGTGAAAGGGGGAAGAGTAGAGATCTCGATCAAGAAATTTGAGGAAAAAATATCATCTTGCTAGAGCAAAACATGGGTAATTCAGGGTATGGTTATCCGGTGCAAGCGAAACGGGAGTGCAGTCCCCTTCGCACTAAAACAGTGGAGAAAATATGACTAACCAGGTTATGGGCCTTGCTACGCCCAAAGGTAGCGCTACATCTGTTGTTTCTGTTAATAATTCCGCAGTACCGGTGATTACTTATCGCAATCAGCGAGTGGTAACTACTGATTCCCTTGCTGCTGGGTATAGCACCACCACGCAAAACATCACGAATAACTTCAATCGCAACAAAAACCGGTTTATTGAGGGTAAACACTACTTCAGGGTTGAGGGTGAAGAAGTCGAAAATTTGCGCAACTCTTTAAGCTATGTGCAAATTTCGCCGAAAACTCGCAGCTTGTACCTCTGGACTGAACGCGGCGCATCACACCACGCGAAAATGCTTGAGACAGAGCAGGCGTGGGATTTCTTTGAGCAACTCGAAGATCATTACTTTGGCATGCGCGAAGTTTATGGCGTTACGTTACCCGATATCTCAGACCCAATAAAGCTTGCCCGTGCATGGGCTGATGCCATGGAAGCAAAGCAACAGGCTGAGGCTATTACTCACCAGCAGGCTGAATACATTGAACACCTCGAGAGTCTCTTCACCGACGGGCTTTCTCCGGTACAGTTCTGCAAACGACTCAACGGTGTTAATACCAGTAAGATTAGTGCCTGGCTGGTCTCTGCAAACTGGCTCTATGATGACAATCCGGAAGGGCGCAGCGCTCAATGGCGTGTCCGTTCTTACGCTCGCGATAAATACCTTACTGAGAAAAGCACGAAAGTTTCACCAAACTCTGCAGTCAGCTTTACCACCTATCAACCCGTTCTTCTAAGGGACGGAGCGGTCTGGCTGTACAAAAATTACCTGAAAGGAAAGCTTCCGATGAAGGTGACCTGGAACGGTAAGTTTACCCACGATAAAGAGTTGGCTGGAGGGGCTGTTCATGGGTAATCAGTCAAAACCAGGGATTTATGGCACATCATCAATTCATAAGGCTAAAAAAACACAGCATGGCGGTTTCAGCCTCAGTCAGGAGCAGTTTCTTGCCCTTAAAGAAACAAAAGATTGGATTGATTTACATCCTGATGCCGTGAGGTATATCGACGGTGAGTGTTACTTATCCCGAGAACTGTCACTTCTCTACCTCCACTTGTGTGGGAACAAGAAAATAAAAAAAGAGTTCCGAAAATCGACGTTTGCTAGAAGTGGAGTGAGATGTTGAGAGCACTGCTAACACCTGAAATAGCTCCCCGCATGGGGGTTGTGCTTTTCCGTCCTGGTGCAGACCTGATGCAGCTATTTATGCGCGGTCGGGTTTTACTCGAGCCAGAACCTGAAAGCATGGCCTCTTATGCGACTGGTTTTGTGCCGGCAGCGGTTCAGCCACTGGCAGACGATCCGGTAATGAGCGAGATATTCGAGGATCATCGCGTTATACAGCGCGCTGGTGGCTTGTCTTCGCTTGATGGCTGGTTAAACAAAAAGTTCGAATGCCAGTGGCCCCATTCAACATGGCACGACAAGAATTTCACGATCATGCGGCATAAGCCCGGAAGCATCCGGTTGTGCTGGCACTGCGACCACACCCTCGCTGGACAATACACGGAACAGCTTGCAGGTATAGCCAGCAAAAACCTGGTATCCTGGATCATGTCAGTCATCCGTACGGATTTAGGTTTTCCAGAGTCGCATGTACTGACCCTCCCGGAGTTGTGCTGGTGGATGGTCAGAAATGATCTGGGCGATGTTATTCCTGAAAGTGTTGCGCATAAGGCGCTGAGACTGCCGGCTGAAGAACCGAAATCGATCATGCGAGAAAGCGATATTGTGCCTTCGTTACCGGCCACCAGCATTGTGCAGGAGAAGGTGAAGAAGGTACTGACGCTCAGGATTGATCCGGAATCGCCGGAAAGCTTCATGCTACGTCCGAAGCGGAGACGCTGGGAAAATGAGAAATACACACGATGGGTGAAGGCCCAGCCGTGCGCCTGCTGTGGTAAGCAGGCAGATGATCCGCACCACCTGATAGGTCACGGTCAGGGCGGCATGGGGACAAAAGCGCATGACCTCTGGGTGTTGCCTTTGTGCAGAAAGCATCACGACGAGTTACATGCGGATACCGTGGCATTCGAAGAGAAATACGGCTCGCAGCTGGAGTTGATATTTCGTTTTATCGATCGCGCGCTTGCAATTGGTGTGCTGGCGTAAGTGGAGAACACGTATGAACCTTGAATCATTACCAAAATTTTACTCACCAAAAGCACCGAAACTAAATGATGAAACGCCGGGAACCAGCTCTGAGGCGTTAACAATAACTGATGTGATGGCTGCGCAGGGCATGGTGCAGTCAATGGCACCACTTGGGTTTAATTTGTTTCTGGCAAAGATGGGAATACAGGATCCAACACCTGCACTGGAGGGGCTGTTTAACTACGCCATGGCAATGAAAAATCCGGTATTACAAAAACTAAGTGAGAAGTCCCGTCTTGAAATTCTTCCTGTACTGGTGAAGTTTGCATATGAGGACTATTCCCGTTCGGCGGCAAGTAAATCAGTTTGCCCACATTGCAATGGTGAAGGGGTGTTACGTTCAATGTGTGATGTTGTAAAACATCCAGGCGTAAAAGGTGTAGAGCCTATGATCCGCCATGAGGAAGTCGAAGAAGTTTGCCAGCACTGTAACGGTAAGGGAACTGTCTCGACAGCATGCAGAGGATGTAAGGGGAAGGGAACTGTACTTGATGAGAAGCGCACGAAACTCCACGGCGTGCCGGTAATGAAAGTATGCGGTCGCTGTAATGGCAATCGTTACAGCAGGCTGCCAACAACGATCGCCCGGGCACAGGTGCAAAAGGTCATTCCAGATTTGACGAATTACACCTGGTACAGCGGTTATGGTGAAGTGATCAATAAGCTGATCACTAAATGCTGGCAGGAAGAGGCATTCGCAGAGCTACAATTACGAAAAGTGACACGATAGCCACATTTTTAATAATTTTCGCTGCAAGATGCTTGCAATATTCAAAAAATGTGGTTAGCATTTTCTTAACGATGGGCATTGAATGTCTAACGTTTATAAACCCGCTCAGGCGGGTTTTTTGTTGGTGCGTTTTCATATGTAAACAAACACATTCCACTTTGCCTTCCTCTTGATTACTCGTAACTTGCTGTTTATGAATACAGTGGTTGATCCACGGTTTTCGTGAAAATGCAAGAAACTTCCGAAATTGACAAAAAATCAATACAAAATTGGTTGCAAATAACTCAGGTTAAGATCATATTTAGCGTAGAAGTAAAGCAATCTTAACCTCCTTTTTGGAGGTTTTTTCGTATCTGGCTACCGGCGTGATCTACATATAGTGCTATCTGTGAAAATTTGCACTATATGTAGTAAAGAAGAGGATGCAGCTATGACAGCGGCAGAACTTTATACAACATTTGATATCAAACCCGCAGAATATAACCCAAAAGAGTCACCTTTTGAGTTTGCAAGAAGAGTGATTAAATCGCATCCAACTTTGGTTGAGCAAACAGGCGTGAGTTATTCATCAGGAACCAACAATAGTTGGGGAAATGATGATAAAACAAATAATTACGTAATGTATAGCTACTAAATAATAAATTATGCCAAATTGGAATGAAGTACTGGGTGAGATGACACTTCTCAGCCAGAGCAGCCCTTTTGATGTCGTAAGAAAAAAATACATTTCTGAGATGTCAGAGCACACAGGGCGAAATGTTATCGCTTATTACTCTGGCTTTTTACAAAAAAATACGCAATCAATCAGTCACTTAATTTCAATGACTGATGATGACAAAAATGGTTTCATGTCGGCGATAAACGGTATGGATACCGACAGAGGTTTGGACCTTTTGATTCACACCCCGGGCGGTGAGATCGCGGCCCTTGAGTCTTTGGGGCAGTATCTCAGGTCAAAGTTTGGCACAAACATCCGGGCTTTTGTTCCGATGATAGCTATGTCAGCTGGAACGATGCTGGCATGCTGTGCTAAAGAGATTTTCATGGGTAGGCAGTCAAATATTGGTCCGTTTGACCCTCAAATGGGTGGTATACCAGCGCATGGAATTCTCGAAGAGGTTGAAAAAGCCAAGCAGGAAATACTAGCCAACCCAGGAAGCGTTGCGTTCTGGCAGTTTAACCTTCAAAAATTGCATCCAACTTTTATTGGTGACTGTGAGAAGGCCATTCAATGGGCATCTGAGATTGTATCTGCGTGGTTAGTTTCTGGTATGTTCCATGGTGAAGCTGACGCAAAAGAGAAAGCTGATTCGATTTGCCGTCAATTGAATAATCACTCAACAACTTACGCCCACTCGCGTCATATTCACATAGATAAAGCTCGGGATATTGGATTAAAAATTTCTTCCCTGGAAGATGATCAAAAGTTGCAAGATCTTGTATTGACGATTCATCATAGTTTTATGCATACATTTGGTAGCAGTAACGCTGCAAAAATCATTGAAAATCACAATGGTAGTTCTATGGTTTGGAATTCACCAAACGCGTAAAACTATCATAATCTGATTAAAAACCTCGCTTCGGCGGGGTTTTTTCATTTCTGGCTCCGGGAATCACTCTCCACTTTCACTTTTCATAAGCGCCCGGAAGCCTGATCCCTTTCAATCACACACAGCGCCATCCGAACTCTCGGAGGTGAGGCCTATGAAAATGCCATACAAACAAGATTTCATCGCTGCGCTACTTGCCGCTAAGGAGCAGGGTATTGGTGCAATGCTGGCTTTTATTATGGCGTACCTACGTGGTCGCTATAACGGTGGCGCCAAGATGAAGACGCTAATTGATGCGCTGATGTGCGCGATGATCGCCTGGTTTATTCGTGACCTGCTCGACTTCTCCGGATTGAGTAGCAACCTCGCATACATTGCCAGCGTCTTTATTGGGTACATCGGCACCGATTCGATCGGCAACCTGATTAAAAAATTCGCAGCCAAAAAGGCGGGAGTTGACGATGCAAACCAGTCCTGACGGCATTGCGCTGATAAAAAAATTCGAAGGTTGCCGGCTGTCCGCCTATCCAGATCCGGGAACAGGCGGCGCACCGTGGACGATTGGCTACGGCTGGACCTACCCGGTAGATGGCAAGCCAGTAAAGCCTGGAATGACTATCGACCAGACCACTGCTGATCGGCTGCTGAAAACGGGGCTGGTGAGTTATGAAAACGATGTGCTGAAACTGGTCAGAGTGAAACTGACACAAGGCCAGTTTGATGCGCTGGTATCGTTCGCTTACAACGTTGGCTCGCGTGCGCTATCAACATCCACGCTGTTGAAGAAATTGAACGCTGGCGATATCAAAGGCGCTGCAGATGAGTTTCTGCGCTGGAATAAAGCTGGTGGAAAAGTTATGCCGGGGCTCACGAATCGCCGCAAGGCTGAGCGTGATGTGTTCCTGTCATGATGGGCATCCTGGAGAAATACTGGAAACCGCTGGTGATGATGTTGCTGGTGGCCGTCGCATTCATTGCCGGAAATGTCTGGAGTGATCGGGGCTGGGAAAAAAAGTGGGCAGAGCGTGACGGCGCAGAGGCTTCACATACAGCAAACGCGCAGACTGCCGCCAGGATGATTGAACAAGGGCGCATTATTGCCCGAGATGAGGCTGTTAAAGATGCACAAGCGAATGCCGCCAAAGCTGCTGCCACTGCTGCTGGCCTGTCTGCCACTGTTAACCAGCTGCGCACCGAAGCAACAAGACTTGCCACTCGCCTGGACGCCGCAAAGCACACCGCAGATCTTGCCGCTGCCGTCAGAAGCAAAACAGCCCGTTCCGACGCCGGAATGCTCGCCGACATGCTCGGAGATATTGCAGCAGAAGCTAAACGTTATGCTGCAATCGCTGACGAACGCTACCGCGCCGGAATGACGTGTGAGCGGATTCACGACTCGGTGAGAGAGTCAAACAACAAACCTATAGCCTCGCAATAGCGGGGCTTTTTTATACCAGCAGTAAACCGCGCATCGCAGCGCATGACAATCCCGAGTCTTTCAGAAAGCTGAGCCTGAGAACTGCCGTATATGGTGGCGACCATCTCGGGGCGGCTTTTCTGTGCGAACAGGCTCATCTTTCTAAAAGGTAAAAACGCTATGAATAATCCGTCAGTTATTCCGGCCTTCGACTTCCGCGAAATGGTGCAAGCCAAAAACGGAGAGGTCGTCACCACTTCCAGAAAAGTTGCCAAGTACTTCGGCAAGCGACACGGCGATGTGCTCAGGAAAATCGAGCAGGTTAAGTCCGATTGCTCGAGTGAGTTTGGCCAACGCAATTTTGCGTCGGCTGATTATATCGATGAGCAGGGTAAGGTTCGCCCGATGTACAGCCTGACAAGAGATGGCTGGATCATGGTTGTGATGGGATTCACTGGGAGAGCTGCTGCAGCAATCAAAGAGAGTTATATCTCAGCATTCAACTGGATGTCCGAACAACTTAGCCGACGCATGGAGATGGGCGAAGAAATGCAGCACCGCTATGCCATCAAAGAAACACGCTCGAAGCTGAAAGGCACGATCGGCAGTCGTTTAATGAACGAACGCAAGAAGGAAAAGCGCGTCCTGGCACTGGAGCATGAGCACATCATGCAGGTGACGCAGCCAGAATTGTTGATTGGCTGATCGCGACATTACAGCAGGCATTCAATGAGTGCCTGCGATAATGCTATACGTTTGGGGAGTGAATATGCCACCGCGCACACCGAAGGCTTGTCGCGTTCGCGGCTGTCGGAACACCACAACAGACCCGTCTGGCTACTGTGAAAATCACAAAGGTGAAGGCTGGAAGTCCTACAAGCCAGGTCAATCACGGCAGCAGCGTGGATACGGAACAAAGTGGGAAGTCATCCGGGAGCGGATACTTAAGCGCGACAAAGGGCTGTGTCAGAACCATCTACGGCAGGCGATAGTGAAGCAGGCGTCCTGCGTGGACCACATCAAGGCGAAGGCCCACGGCGGTACTGATGAAGACAGCAACCTTGAAAGCCTGTGCTGGTCGTGCCACGCCGCGAAGACCGCGCGTGAGCGGCTCAAGTGAGAATTAATGTCATTATTAGCTGGGTAGGGGGAGGTCAAATCTCTGCGACCGAGTGCCTTCCGGACTGCCCGCCTCCTCGAATTTTTATACCCGCGAAAAATGAAATTTAACCAGGAGTATCGCTTATGGCTGGAACGGCGGGGCGTTCCGGGCGTCGTCCCAAGCCAACGGCGCGCAAGGAACTGGCCGGTAACCCCGGCAAGCGAGCCCTGAATAAAGATGAACCGGTGTTCACACCAATTAAGGGCGTGGCGCCTCCAGAGTGGTTTGCAGAAGATGATGGTATGCCTATGGCATCTGTCATGTGGGAATTGACCACGAAGGAGTTATGCGGGCAGGGGCTTTTATGCGTTACCGATCTGGCCGTACTTGAGCGCTGGTGCGTTGCCTATGAATTCTGGCGGCGCGCCGTAAAGAATATCGCCAGGGATGGTCTTTCCATCACCGGGGCGATGGGCGGAAAGATAAAGAACCCTGAACTTACCGCCAAAAAAGAACAGGAATCGGAGATGAGTTCTACCGGTTCTATGCTGGGTCTCGATCCCAGCAGCCGCCAGCGCCTTATCGGGCTCGCCGGACAGAAGAAAACCAGCAACCCCTTCCTGAAGATGATTAACTCATGAGTCGGAAATCGTACCCTAACGTCAACGCCGCGAATCAATACGCCCGCAACGTTGTGCGGGGAAAGATACCCGCGTGCCAGTTTGTGCTTCAGGCCTGCCAGCGCCACATCGACGACATGGTTCAGGAGAAAAGCCGCAAATTCCGGTACCGCTTTGATAAGGACATGGCGGAGAAGGCCGCGAAGTTTATTCAATTGCTGCCGCATACCAAGGGCGAATGGGCATTCAAACGGATGCCAATCACCCTCGAACCATGGCAACTTTTCATTGTCTGCTGTGCCTTTGGATGGGTGCAAAAAGGTTCAAAGTTGCGCCGCTTTCGAGAGGTCTACACTGAGATCCCCCGCAAAAACGGTAAGTCGGCAATCTCCGCAGGCGTGGCGCTGTTCTGTTTCACCTGTGATAACGAGTTCGGCGCGGAGGTGTATTCCGGCGCCACGACTGAAAAACAGGCGTGGGAAGTGTTCCGTCCTGCGCGGCTGATGTGCAAGCGGACTCCGCTGCTCGTTGAAGCGTTCGGCATCGAGGTGAATGCCTCCAACCTGAACCGGCCTGAGGACGGTGCACGGTTCGAACCGCTGATTGGCAACCCGGGCGACGGTGCGTCGCCGCACTGCGCCATCGTCGACGAATACCACGAACACCAGACCGATTCGCTCTATACCACCATGCTGACCGGAATGGGCGCGCGTCGCCAGCCGCTGATGTGGGCGATCACCACCGCCGGTTACAACATTGAAGGTCCGTGCTACGACAAACGCCGCGAAGTGATCGAGATGCTTAACGGCTCGGTACCCAACGAGGAGCTGTTCGGCATCATCTACACGGTTGATGAAGGCGACGACTGGACGGATCCGAAGGTGTTGGAGAAGGCGAACCCGAATATGGGCGTCTCGGTGTACCGCGATTTTCTTCTCAGTCAGCAGCAGCGCGCGATTAACAATGCCCGGCAGGCGGGCGTTTTTAAAACCAAGCATCTGAATATCTGGGTGGCGGCGCGGGCGGCTTTCTATAACCTTGTGTCCTGGCAGAACTGCGAAGACAAAACGCTTACGCTCGAGCATTTCGAAGGGCAGCCCTGTGTGCTGGCATTCGACCTTGCACGCAAACTGGATATGAACAGCATGGCGAGGCTGTTCACCCGCGAGATTGATGGCAAAACGCATTATTACAGTGTGGCGCCACGCTTCTGGGTACCGTATGACACGGTTTACAGCGTGGAGAAAAACGAGGATCGCCGCACTGCTGAACGCTTTCAGAAATGGGTGGAGATGGGTTACCTCACCGTCACTGATGGCGCGGAGGTGGATTACCGCTACATCCTGGAGGAGGCCAAAGCAGCGAACAAACTGAACCCGGTCACCGAGTCACCGATTGATCCCTACGGCGCAACCGGGCTTTCTCATGACCTGGCGGATGAGCAGCTTAATCCCATTACCATCATTCAGAACTACACCAACATGTCAGACCCGATGAAAGAGCTTGAAGCGGCGATCGAGTCCGGCAGGTTTCATCATGACGGCAACCCCATCATGAGCTGGTGTATTGCCAACGTGGTGGGGAAAAACATCCCCGGCAATGACGATGTGGTGAAACCCATCAAAGAGCAGAACGAAAACAAAATTGACGGCGCAGTAGCGCTGATTATGGCAATTGGACGGGTCATGCTTAAAGAGCCTGGCGATTTCCTCTCCTCACTGGATCCAGACGAAGACCTCTTAATTCTATGAAATCACTCGTTACTGATGTTATCGGGCTGACCGGATACGGGCTGCTCACGGCGGGGTTTTATCTGCAGTTTGGGCTGGCACCCGCCCTGATGTTCTCCGGCGGTCTGTTGCTGGTGGCGGCACTGGCAATGGCCAGAAGGGGGAAACGTGTTGCTTGATGCCCTGTTCAGAAGTGAATCACTGGAGAATCCGGCTACACCGATTAGCGGTGATCTGGTCGATACGGACGGAATTTTTAAATCTGATATGTACGTCAGCCCTGAGACTGCCATGAAACTGGCGGCGGTTTACGCCTGTATCTACGTCCTGTCGTCAAATCTCGCGCAGATGCCGCTCCATGTTATGCGAAAACACAACGGCAAAGTTGAGCCTGCGCGCGATCACCCGGCGTTTTATCTCATTCACGATGAGCCCAATATCTGGCAGACCAGCTACAAATGGCGCGAGCTGAAACAGCGGCACATCCTCGGCTGGGGAAATGGGTATTCGTGGGTAAAGCGTAACCGGCGCGGCGAAGTTGTCGGCCTTGAAAGTTGTATGCCGTGGGAAACAACCCTGCTGAAAACCGGCGGGCGCTATACCTACGGCCTTTACAACGAAGAGGGCGCCTTCGCCATCAGCCCGGATGACATGATCCATATCCGGGCGCTGGGCAATAACCAGAAAATGGGGCTCAGCCCAATCATGCAGCACGCCGAAACCATTGGCATGGGGATGAGCGGGCAGAAGTATACCGAAAGCTTTTTCAGCGGTAATGCTCGCCCTGCGGGTATTGTTTCAGTCAAAACCCCGCTTCAAAAAGAAAGCTGGACCTGGCTGAAAGATGCCTGGCAGAAGGCAGCGCTGGCCCTGAGAAGCCAGGAGAATAAAACCATGCTGCTGCCCGCTGATCTCGATTATAGAGCGCTAACGGTTTCACCGGTCGATGCCCAGATCATCGACATGACCAAACTGAACCGCTCCATGATTGCCGGTATTTTCAATGTGCCGGCACACATGATTAACGATCTGGAAAAAGCCACGTTCTCCAACATCACCCAGCAGGCCATTCAGTTTGTCCGCTACACCATGATGCCCTGGGTGACTAACTGGGAGCAGGAGCTTAACCGGCGGCTTTTCACTCGGGCTGAACTGGCAGCAGGCTTCTACACGCGTTTTAACCTGACAGGTCTCCTGCGTGGTACGCCACAGGAGCGGGCGCAGTTCTATCACTTCGCCATCACTGACGGCTGGATGAGTCGCAACGAAGCGCGCGCGTTTGAAGACATGAATCCAGTTGATGGACTGGACGAGATGCTGGTCAGCGTTAACGCCGCAAATCCCGCGAAAGACTTTACTACCGACCCCAAAAGTGAGGAGCAACCCAATGGATGATCGCGAAGTCCGCTGTTACAGCGGTGAGGTTCGGGCGGAGCAACACAGTGAGCAACCGACACACATTATCGGTTATGGCTCAGTGTTCAACAGCCGTTCTGAGCCGTTATGGGGATTCCGTGAAATCATCAAGCCCGGCGCGTTTGACGACGTGCTGAATGATGATGTACGCGGGCTGTTTAACCATGACCCTAATTTTATTCTGGGGCGCAGCGCGGCCGGTACGCTTTCACTGTCCGTTGATGATAAAGGGTTGCGCTATGACATCACCGCACCTGAAACCCAGACCATCCGGGATCTGGTTCTCGCCCCGATGTTCCGTGGCGATATCAGTCAGTCGTCTTTCGCATTCCGCGTGGCCCGCGACGGCGAGCACTGGTACGAAGACGACGAAGGTATTGTCATCCGCGAAATCTCCCTTTTTTCCCGGCTGTTTGATGTGAGCCCGGTGACTTATCCGGCCTATCAGGAAGCCGATTCCGGTGTCCGATCCATGAAAGCCTGGCAGGAGGCGCGCGACAGTGGCGCGCTGGCGCAAGCCATTAATCAACGAATGGCGCGTGAGCGCCTGCTGAACCTTCTTAACGCGTAAGGAAAAAACATGAAACTGCACGAACTGAAGCAAAAACGTAACACCATCGCTACTGATATGCGTGCGCTGCACGAAAAAATTGGTGATGCGACCTGGACTGATGAGCAGCGTACTCAGTGGAACGCCGCAAAGTCTGAACTGGATGCACTTGATGAACAAATCGGGCGTCTGGAGGAACTTCGTCGCCTCGATCAGGCACACGTTGAAGATCATGAGGATGAGCAACGTCGGCAGCAACGTAACAATACACCGGAAGAGCAAAGTGCTGAGCGTCGCGCCGCGGCGTTTGATAAGTTCCTGCGTCACGACTTCAGCGAACTGTCCGCTGAAGAGCGTCAGGCAGTTAAAGAGCTGCGGGCCCAGGGTACGACGCCGGACGCTAAAGGTGGTTACACCGTACCGACGCAGATGTTGAATAAAATCGTCGACTCGATGAAAGCCTATGGTGGAATCGCCAGCGTGGCGCAGATCCTCAATACTTCGAATGGTCAGGATATTACCTGGTCGACCTCCGACGGTACTGCGGAAGAAGGCGAACTCCTGGGTGAAAACACCGAAGCATCTGAAGAGGATGTAAGTTTCGGCACTGCGATTCTGGGCGCTAAAAAGTTGTCGTCCAAAATCATCCGTGTATCCAATGAGCTATTACAGGATAGTGGTGTTGATATCGAAGCGTACCTGGCTGCGCGTATTGGTCAGCGAATTGGGCGCGGTGAAGCCAAATATCTTGTTCAGGGAACCGGCGCAGGTACACCGGTACAGCCTAAAGGCCTGGTCGCGTCGGTCACCGGTACTGTAAATACTGCTGCTGCCGCAACATTCACCTGGCAGGAAATGAACAAGCTGAAACATGCTATTGATCCGGCTTACCGTGGTGGCCCTAAATACCGCTGGGCATTTAATGATTCGACCCTTCAGGTGATTGAAGAAATGGTAGATGGTCAGAATCGCCCACTGTGGTTACCGGATGTCGCAGGCGGCACCCCGGCAACGATCCTGAATATCCCGTATGTTATTGACCAGGCTATTGATGGTATTGCTGCGGGTAAGAAATTCGCGTTTCTCGGTGACTTCGACCGCTTCATTATTCGTCGTATCACCTATATGACGCTGAAGCGCCTGGTTGAACGTTATGCTGAGTGCGATCAAACAGCATTCCTGGCATTTCACCGTTTTGACTGCGTCCTTGAAGACGTGGCAGCCATCAAAGCGCTGGTGGGCAAGCCGGCATAACCGAAAACCTGATGTAACCAGTACCGCGAAAGCGGTTTTTTTATGCCCGCCGTCTGGCGGGCATGGAGATATCTATGCTGCTGACACTCCCAGAAATCAAGGCGCAGCTGCGGCTGGATGAAGATTTTACTGATGAGGATCCTTTTCTCGAACTGCTTGGTAGCGCGGTGCAGGCGCGAACAGAATCATTTTTGAACCGTAAACTATACGAGAAAGATGAAGCCATTCCGGAGGAAGATACAGAAGGACTGGTTCTGACTGATGATGTAAAACTGGGAATGCTCCTGCTGTTAACTCATTACTATGAAAACCGGTCTTCGGTCAGTGAAGTTGAAAAGAGCGAAATGCCGTTGGCGTATAACTGGTTGGTTGGGCCATACAGGTTTATTCCGCTATGAAGCTACGACAAGCGCAGACCAGCGCAACTTATCTGCTGCCAGACCCCGGGGAACTTGATAAACGGGTGCTTATCCGTCAGCGGGTTGACTCACCTTCTGATGACCTTGGCACAATGCCGGTTTACCCCATTTCGTATAAAGCGTGGGCGAAGGTGGTACAGACCAGCGCGACCACATACCAGGAGACAGCCCAGACGGATAATGCCATCACTCACTACATCACTTTGCGTTATCGCCGGGGGATTACCAGCGATTTTGAGGTGGTGCAGGGGGATGAGGTTTATCGCGTTAAGCGGGTTCGGGACCTGAACAGCAAGCGGCGGTTCCTGTTGCTTGAATGCACTGTACTGGGCGCGGAGCCAGCATCAACCGGAGGGAGCAGTAATGGCACAACCCTTTTTACACGTTGATTTTCAGCAACCAAAAGAAATGCGCTTCAACCGCGCGCGGGTGCGGAGGGCGTTTGTCCATATCGGGCAGAGGCACATGCGTGATGCGCGCCGGCTGGTAATGCGTCGTGGGCGATCAGAAGGTGGTGAAAACCCCGGTTACCAGACTGGTCGACTGGCGAAATCCATCGGCTATATGGTGCCAAAAGCAAGCGGGAGTCGCCCGGGGTTCATGACCCGTATTGCACCAAACCAGCGAAACGGGCAGGGAAACAGACTGATCACCGGTGACTTTTACCCGGCATTCCTTTTCTACGGTGTTCGTGGCGGTGCACGTCGTCAGCGTAGTCATCATCGTGGAGCGTCTGGCGGTAGCGGCTGGCGTCTTGCTCCGCGTAATAACTTCATGGTTGAGACACTGCAAAAAAACAGTCCGTGGACGCGGTACTACCTTGCCCGTGAGTTGCGTCAGTCACTTAAGCCGGAGAAACGCCGCTAATGAAACTCTCACCCATCATTGCAACACTACGGGCAAACTGCCCCATTTTTGAGAACCGTGTAGCCGGTGCTGCTCAGTTTAAAGATCTGCCTGAAATCGGAAAAATGCGACTCCCGGCGGCATATGTTGTTCCTGGTGATGATTCCCCAGGAGAGCAAAAAAGCCAGACAGATTACTGGCAGGATCTTACCGAGAGTTTCTCGGTGATTGTTTTTGTCAGTAATGGCCGGGATGAGCGGGGGCAGTTCGCATCATACGATGTGGTCCACGACATCCGGCAGATGTTGTTCAAAGCACTTCTCGGATGGAATCCGGAGGAGCGCGGAAACCCTGTCACCTATGCCGGTGGAACATTGCTGGATGTGAATCGCCACGAACTCAGCTATCAGTTCGATTTCACTGTTGAGAATGAGCTGACTGAGGATGATACACGTCAACAGGATGAGCTTAATAGCCTTGATGAATTCAGAACGCTTTCCATTGATGTGGACTTTATTGATCCGGGGAGTGGTCCTGATGGCGATATTGAGCTTCACACTGAAATAAATCTTCCTTCCTGAGAGGCCATATGTTTGTAAAACCCGCAAAAGGGCGGTCAGTTCCTGACCCTGCCCGAGGCGACCTTTTGCCCTCTGAAGGGCGAAATGTTGAAGAGAATAACTACTGGCTGCGGCGCGAAGCGGCTGGTGATATCCGGCGCGTTAATAAAAAGGTGAAAGCCAATGACGATTAGTATGAACACCATCCCATCGAGCACGCTGGTACCGCTGTTTTATGCGGAAATGGATAGCTCGGCGGCGAATACCACCCAGGATTCCGGTCCTGCTCTTTTGATCGGCTACGCCAATGCGGACGCGACGATTGAGAAGGAAAGTCTGATCCTGATGCCTTCTAAAGATTATGCGCGTCAGATTTGCGGTCCGGGTAGCCAGCTAGCCCGCATGGTTACCGCATACCGCGAAACCGACCCGTTTGGCGAGTTGTACATTATTGCGGTACCGGAAGCCACAGGTGCTGCCGCGACTGTAACGATTACAGTGACAGGCGCCGCGACGGAAACCGGTACAGTGAATCTTTATATCGGACGTACCCGTGTGCAGGCTGCAGTAATCAATGGGGATGATGTTGCCGCCGTTGCTACTGCGATCAGTGCAGCAATCAATGCCAATGTCGACCTTCCGTTTACCTCTGCTGCGGCTGCTGGCGTGGTCACACTGACCGCTCGCCATAAAGGTTTGTGCGGTAATGAAATTCCGGTATCTCTGAATTATTACGGTTTTGGTGGTGGTGAGGTGCTTCCGGCAGGTATTCAGATTGCAGTGGCGTCAGGTACGGCAGGAACTGGTGCACCGGTGCTTACTGGAACGATCGCGGCGATGGCCGATGAACCGTTTGACTATATCGGTCATCCTTTCAATGATGCGGCTTCAATGAACACGCTGTCGAACGAAATGAACGATACCAGCGGTCGCTGGAGTTATGCCCGCCAGTTGTATGGTCATGTGTACACAGCCAAACTGGGTACGCTTTCCGAGCTGGTTACCGCCGGAGATATGTTCAATCTTCAGCATATTACCCTGTCCGGTTACGAGAAGGAGACTCAGACGCCTGCAGATGAACTGGCGGCAAGTCGCACCGCTCGTGCTGCGGTATTCATCCGGAATGATCCGGCACGACCGACACAGACCGGGGAACTGGTTGGAATGTTGCCAGCCCCGAAGGGCAAGCGCTTTACCATGACAGAGCAGCAGTCTCTTCTGTCGCATGGTGTCGCTACCGCATATGTTGAAAGCGGCATTCTGCGCGTTCAGCGCGACGTCACCACGTATAAGAAAAACGCGTACGGCTCTGCGGATAACAGTTATCTTGACAGTGAAACCCTGCATACCAGCGCATACGTTCTGCGCCGCCTCAAGTCAGTGATTACCAGTAAATACGGCCGTCATAAACTGGCGAACGACGGTACCCGTTTTGGCCCCGGTCAGGCAATTGTGACGCCGTCGGTCATCAAAGGTGAGTTACTGGCAACGTATCGCCAACTGGAACGTGCGGGTATCGTTGAAAATTATGAGCTCTTCAAGAAGTACCTGATTGTTGAGCGTGATGCTAATGATCCGAACCGCCTGAACACGCTGTTCCCACCTGATTATGTCAACCAGTTGCGCGTCTTCGCAGTGGTTAACCAGTTCCGTCTTCAGTATCCAGAGGAGTCCGCATAATGGCGAAGATTGGTGGTACCTGTTATTTCAAAGTAGACGGTCAGCAGCTATCAATGACCGGCGGCATTGAGGTGCCGATGAACACGAAGGTCAATGATGATGTCATTGGGCTGGATGGTTCCGTGGATCGCAAAGAAACGCACCGCGCACCTTATGTTAAGGGTACTTACAAGGTACCGAAGGATTTTCCCGTCAGCAAAATTACAACAGCAGATCAAATGACTATTACCGCCGAACTGGCGAACGGTCAGGTCTATGTTTTGTCGTCCGCCTGGCTGCATGGAGAAGCAAACCATAATGCTGAAGAAGGCACGGTAGACCTTGAATTTCACGGTGAAGAAGGAGATTACCAGTAATGCAGGAACTTGAACTAGGTCACCCGATCACTGCACACGGCGAAACGCTCAGTGTCCTGGAGTTTAACGAGCCGACGGGGAAAGATGTCCGCGAGTTGGGTTATCCCTATCAGATGAACCAGGACGAGTCGATCAAACTCCAGGCGCACATCATCGCGAAATATATTGTCCGGCTGGCAAATGTGCCGCTAAGCACCGTTGACCAGATGTCTCCTGGTGATCTAAATGCTGCTGGTTGGCTGGTGGCTGGTTTTTTCCTCCAGGGCTGACGGCGGAATATCTCACTGATCGCTATTTTGACTGCGCCAGTTACTGGCGCATTAACCCTTTTGAATTACTGAACAAGCCAATCAGTGAGATCCCTTTACTGGTCAGCCAGGCAAACAGGATAGAAGAGGAGAAGAGGATCAATGGCTGAGTTTGAACTAAAAGCGCTGATCACCGGTGTCGATAAGCTTTCTCCTGCGCTTTCTCGGATGCAAAAAAACATCCGTAGTTTTAAACGCCAGGCAGAGGCAAGTTCGAAAGGCGGGCTTGGGATGGCCGCAGGGCTTGCTGCTGGGCTAACACTGTCGCTGAAAACGTACGCCGATCAGGAAAACGCGGCTACGGGCCTTAAGGTTGCCATGATGCAGGCGAATGGGGAGGTCGGGAAAAGCTTCAAAAGCATCAATAAATTGGCAGTCGGACTGGGTAACCAGTTGCCTGGTACAACGGCAGACTTTCAGAACATGATGCAGATGCTGGTGCGCCAGGGTATTCCCGCTGAAAACATCCTCGGTGGTGTAGGTAAAGCCACGGCTTACCTGGCTGTTCAGTTGAAGAAAACACCGGAGGCTGCGGCTGAGTTCGCGGCAAAGATGCAGGATGCAACCGGCACAGCCTCAGATGACATGATGGGGTTATTCGATACGATCCAGAAAGCCTTTTACCTGGGCGTTGACGATACCAATATGCTGTCGTTTTTTACAAAAACCAGCTCCGTGCTGCAGATGGTAAATAAGGATGGGCTTAAAGCAGCGCAAGGTCTGGCGCCGATCAGCGTAATGATGGATCAGATGGGCATGAAGGGCGAGTCTGCAGGTAACGCCGTGCGCAAAGTTATTCAGGCAGGCCTCAGTGTCAAAAAGGTCAATGATGTAAATAAGGTGCTGGCGCGTCAGAAGCTTGGTATTAACCTGGACTTTACTGACGGTAAAGGCAGTTTTGGCGGGCTGGACAATTTATTCCAGCAATTAGCCAAGCTCAAAAGCCTGTCAGACGTGAAGCGTACCGGGGTAATGAAAGCTTTGTTCGGCGATGATGCTGAAACACTACAGGTAGTTAACGCGCTGATCGACAAAGGCAAGGATGGGTACGATCAGGTTCAACAAAAAATGAACCGCCAGGCCAACCTGAATAGCCGTGTTCAGGCCCAACTTGGAACATTAACCAACCTCTGGGAGGCAATGACCGGCACAGCCACCAACGGTCTCGCAGCAATGGGTAGCGCGTTTTCTGGTGATGCGAAAAGAATAACAATATGGCTTGGGGATCTTGGTGAGCGCTTCACGAAGTTTGCCGATGAGAATCCGCGAGTTATAAGGGGGGCATTTGGGCTGGCTGCCGGATTGACTGTCTTAAAACTGGGGTTTATGGGAGTGGGAGGTGCTATCGGTATCGTGAGCCGGGTATTATCCATGTCTCCAATCGGTATGATCGCTACTGGCATTGCCATGGCTGCTGGTTTAATTATTTCTAACTGGGATGTCATTGGGCCATATTTTAAAAAGCTATGGGATACGGTTGGTCCTTATTTTGAAACTGGATGGGGAATACTCAAAAAGGTATTCGACTGGTCCCCGCTTGGGCTCATTATTAACAACTGGGGACCTATAGTTAAATGGTTTCAGGACATGTGGGACAAACTCAAGCCTATTATCGAGTGGTTTACTGATGGTGCCAGTGATACGGTCGCTGCCGCAAACGCCGCGCAGTGGGGAGCCGGTGGTTACGGCGCGTATGGTACAGGGGTGGCTAGTTCAGGATATAACCCTTATCAGATCAAGCAGGGAACGGCGACTCAACCGAAAGGATCCATCACCGTTGAATTCAAAGGTGCTCCACAAGGAATGAGTGTTACTGATAGCCGTTCCTCAGGTATAGATGTTAACCATGATGTAGGTTACACAAGGATAGGTAGGACTGGAATGGGAGGGTAAACCTCCCATTGTTTTTAATTGATGAACCTTGCGAAATTTCCCTCTGAATCATATTCCGCTTTGGCGACATTTTTAACCATTCCCCCTAATTGGTTTTTGCCACGGAACTGCATGATCATGACGTAATCATCTTTACGACGTATAACGTTAGTTTCGATACATTCAAAACTATCCGGATCATTCATTGATTCTTTCACGCGATCTTTCATATCAAGTGGGCAACCATCCACTGAGCGCGTGAGCTTTGCCATAACAAGCTCCTCTTTAGTTTTTTCTTTTTCCGGGGGAGTCATAACAAACGCTGCGATTATCAGTGGTGCGAAGAATCCAAAAACAGCACCGAGAAGAGCAGCCATTATTTTTCTGGGCTTGGTCTTTTCTTTTTTATAAGCCCACCGTCCTATGAAAACGGCTAGCAACAAACCCAGTATTAACGGCAACAACATTTCCATTTATACCTCTCCTTAAAGGTAAATGTTCTCTGGCGCTTCGAAAGAAGCGTCTGAAACAGAGTAGCTTATAACAAATCATATTGGTGCAGACAATGGCGTGGAAAGACAGACTGGTTGAAGCGTCGTTTCGCGGCGTTCCGTTCAAGGTAGAAGATGAAGGGGCCCCGGTAGGACGTCGGGTTGAAACGCATGAATACCCAAACCGCGATAAACCTTATAGCGAGGACTTAGGAAGGGTAACGCTGCGTCCTGGCATCACCGCCTATGTGATCGGAGATGACTGCTTTGATCAACGTGACAGACTTATTGAGGCACTGAACAAACCGGGACCGGGTACGCTGGTACATCCGACCTATGGGGAAATCAGTGTCTGTGTTGACGGAGAGATTAATGTCAGCACCGCAAGCAGTGAAGGGCGCATGGTGCGCTTCGATCTGCGGTTCGTTGAGGCCGGGGAACTTTCATATCCAACGGCTGGCACTGCAACGGCAAATACACTGGTTTCATCCTGCTCAGCATTAGATGACTGTATCAGCGATAGCTTTGATCAGTTTGGTATGGATGGCATGCCAGACTTTGTTCAGGGCGGTGTATTAGATGATGCAAAGAGTATGCTCGGTTTTGTATCAGATAAAATGGCGATGGTTGATTCTGGTATTTCTTCTGCTGCCCGATTATTGCAGGGCGATATTTCTGTGTTATTGCCTCCGCCATCATCAGGTAAGGGGTTCATTGAACAACTTCAGACGATGTGGCGCGCCGGCAATCGCCTGACAGGTAATGCCAGCGATCTTTACACCATGATTAAAAATTTCTCAGGTATCACATTGGGGAGTGATCTTGCTCCCCGTGGCGTCTGGAAAACTGACAGCACGACGACGAAAAACAGAACGCAACAGAGCAATTATGTTGCCAGTGCGATCCGCACGACTGCAATCAGTGAAGCCGCGTACACGGTGACAAGTTTACCTGCATCGGTAACGCCAGCGCGTGATGCCACACAGGAAACAACTGGCTGGCCGGTTGTATCGCATCCGGCATTGAATAATGCCCAGGAAGAAACGGTTTCTGTCGATTTGCCAACATGGGATGAGTTAGTCGATGTACGTGACACACTGAATGATGCCATTGACAAAGAGCTATCCCGCATCACTGATGATCGTCTTTTTCTGGCGCTCCGCAGAGTGAAATCTGATCTCAATAACGATATTAAAACCCGGTTAACTCAGGCGTCAAAGACCGTCATAAGAACACCGGATGAGGTTACACCCGCGCTGGTTCTGGCTGCCACATGGTTTGATAATGCGGATCGCGAGTCAGATATCGTAAAGCGTAACGCTGTGGCACATCCTGGCTTCGTTCCAGTGTCTCCGTTGAGGGTTCCTGTACGATGAACGATAACGTAACGCTACGTGTTAACGGACGGGAATGGGGTGGCTGGACATCTGTTCGCATAGGCGCAGGTATTGAGCGCATCGCGCGCGACTTCAGCGTTGAAATTACCCGCGAGTGGCCTGGTGGTGAAGGTTCTAACTCGTTGCAGCCAAAAGTAAAAAACGGTGACAAGGTAGAAGTCCTCATCGGTGATGATCTGGTCATTACTGGCTGGGTGGAGGCGACGCCGGTTCGCTATGACGCGAGGTCAATCAGCACCGGGATCAGCGGTCGCAGTCTGACGGCCGACCTTATTGACTGTTCCGCAGAACCAACCCAGTTCAACGGGCAATCGCTTGTTCAGGTTGCCGCTGCACTGGCGAAACCATTTGGCATATCTGTCGTGGATTCGGGGGCCCCTGCTGCGGCAATACCGGGCGTTCAGCCAGATCACGGTGAGACGGTCATTGAGGTTCTCAATAAAATGCTTGGTCAGCAACAGGCGCTGGCATACGACGATCCGAAAGGGCGTCTGGTTATTGGCGTTCCGGGTTCCACGCGGGCGCATACTGCCCTGGTGTTGGGGCAAAACGTTATTTCCTGTGATACCGAAAAAAGTATCCGCGACCGCTTTTCAACTTATCAGGTCTCCGGCCAGCGTGCCGGGAATGATAATGATTTTGGGGCAGCAACCACTACGGCTCTGAGGTCAAAAACTGCTGATGCAGGAATAGGGCGTTATCGTCCGATGGTTGTGCAGCAGACAGGACAATCGACAGGCGCAAGCTGTATTGCCCGCGCTGAGTTTGAAGCCAGACAACGTGCTGCACGTACCGACGAAACCACTTATGTGGTCTGGGGCTGGCGACAGGGTGACGGCTCGCTCTGGCAACCGAATCAGCGTGTCATCGTTTTTGACCCTGTATGCGGATTCAATAACCGCGAATTGCTCATTTCTGAAGTGTCATTCACCAAAGACAATAACGGCACATTAGCGGAACTTCGTGTCGGGCCGCCGGATGCTTATCTTCCTGAACCGGAAGATGAGAAGCAGAAACGTACTAAAAAACGAAAAGCCAAAGAGGACCCGTTCTGATGGGCGTAATGCAAAGCCTGCAGAGGCAGGTGCTTTGTCTGATTGGTCGCGCAGTCGTAAAAAGTATTGATGCTGCCAGTAAATGCCAGATGGTGGATGTTGAACTTATCGGTGCCCAGACGAAAGCGGGTATAGAACATCTTGAGCCTTACGGGTTTACTTCTCACGCGAAACCGGGAGCTGAAGGCGTGGTTCTGTTTCCTGATGGTGACAGATCACACGGCATTGTGATTGCGGTTGCTGATCGCCGGTACCGGCTTCGCGGACTGAAAGAGGGTGAAGTCGCCCTGTATGACGATCTCGGACAGAAGGTTCACCTCACACGTTCTGGAATTGTTGTTGACGGCGGCGGGAATCTAATCCGGTTTGTTAATGCCCCAAAAGCCCGTTTTGAAATGGATATCGAGGCAACGGGACATATTAAGGATCTGTGTGATTCCGGCGGGCTGACGATGTCAGCGATGCGGATTGTCTATAACGGTCATAAACACAGAGAAAACGGGCAGGGTAACAACACTGATACCCCGGCCAGTCAGATGGGGGAATGATGGAACTGTGGCTTACGGTAAATGGTAAGCGGGTTAGCGTCAGTTCGTCGCTGAATCCGCTGGTAAGGGCTGTGGTTATTTCACTTTTTACACATCGTCGTGCTGATCCTGATGACAATGCTGATGTCCCTATGGGCTGGTGGGGCGATACATGGCCCGTTGTTGCCAATGATCGTTACGGCTCAAAACTATGGCTTTTACAACGCAGCAAATTGACCAATGCCCTGGTGAATAAGGTGCGAATTTATCTGCGTGATGCACTCCAGTGGATGATTGATGATGGGGTGGTATCACGTATCGACATTGATATTCAGCGAACCGGTATTAACGAACTCGGTAATCAAATTGTTCTCTGGCGCCGGGACGGGCCGGTTACCATTTCCTTTAATGATTTATGGAGCGTAATCACTCATGGCGGACAGTGAATTCCAGCGGCCAACACTGGCTGAAAATATCAGCATGATACGCACCGATCTCTTTGCCCGTCTGGATATCAATGATGAACTTCGCCGGATGGATGAGGATGTCAGGGCTAAAGTCTATGCCGGGGCATTACATACGGTTTACGGGTATATCGATTATCTGGCAATGAATATGCTGCCAGATCTATGTGATGAGGGATGGCTTGCCCGTCATGCTGCCATGAAGCGGTGTCCGAGAAAGGCCGCAACAGCAGCGGCTGGTTTCATGCGATGGGAGGGCGTGGCTGACAATCTGACAGTCAAAGCCGGGGCCATCATTCAGCGTGATGATTTTGTTCAGTACACAGCGACGTCCGATGCTAAAAGTGCTGGTGGAGTATTACGGCTACCCATAATTTGTAATGTTAATGGCACTACAGGAAATGCGGACGATGGCACTTCGCTGTCTCTTGTCACTCCGGTTAATGGGCTTCCATCTGGCGGGATGGCTGACACGCTGGCGGGTGGTGTTGATGTAGAGGATGTTGAAGAGTGGCGATCGAGAGTTCTTGAGCGCTACTACTGGACACCACAGGGTGGCGCAGATGGTGATTATATTGTCTGGGCTAAAGAGGTTCCCGGGATCACCCGAGCCTGGACTTACCGCCACTGGATGGGGACAGGCACTGTTGGTGTGATGGTCGCAAGTAGTGACCTGATCAATCCGATACTTGATGACGTAACTGTAGCTGCCGCGCAGGCGCATATAGAACCACTGGCCCCTGTGGCGGGTTCTGATTTGTATGTTTTCAAAGCGACACCTAAAACCATCGATTTCACTATTGATCTGAATCCGGACAATGCTGAAACACGAGCTGCAGTAGTGGCTGAACTTCGTTCTTTTCTCCTTCGTGATGGTTATCCTGATGGGGTTCTCGAGTTGTCGCGTATCAATGAAGCCATCTCAATTGCTGCAGGTGAGCACAGCCACAAACTGATTGCGCCGGCGGCTGATACGCCGATCGCGAAGAATGAACTGGCCGTTCTGGGAGGCGTAACGTGGCAGTGAATGAAGATGATTATATTCACCTGCTCGCCGCGCTTCTTCCTCCAGGGCCAGCCTGGACAGTTGATGATGCGGCGATAAAGGGGACCGCCCCCTCATTACTCAGAGTGCATCGGCGCGCTGATTCACTGATGCTGGAGATCGATCCACGAACAACCACAGAACTGATAAACCGCTGGGAAAAATGCTGTGGCTTACCTGATGAATGTATTCCATCCGGAACGCAGACAATACGTCAGCGCCAACAACGGCTTGATGCAAAAGTTAACCTGGCTGGTGGGATTAACGAGGCATTTTATCTGGCGCAACTTGTTGCTCTTGGAAAACCTGGTGCGACTATAACGCGATACGATAAAAGCACATTTACCTGCACTTCAAAATGTACGGATGGGGTGTATTCCACGGACTGGCGGTATTACTGGCAGGTCAATATGCCGTCATCAACAGAAACAACCTGGATGACCTGCAACGATCCCTGTGATTCATCGATCAGAATATGGGGCGACACAGTTGTTGAGTGTGTCCTCAATAAGCTTTGCCCTTCTCATACCTACGTAATTTTCAAATATCCGGAGTAACCCATGCACCGTATAGATACAGTAACTGCGCAGAAAGATAAATTCGGCGCGGGTAAGAACGGCTTTACCCGAGGGAACCCCCAGACAGGAACCCCGGCAACCGATCTTAGCGATGATTATTTTGACATGCTTCAGGAAGAACTCTGTGCGGTGGTAGAAGAATCCGGCGAGGAACTGGATAAAGGGAAACACAATCAGTTACTAACTGCACTTCGTGCATTACTTTTAAGTCGTTCAAATCCATTCGGTGACATTGCATCGGATGGTCCTGACGCTATTGCAACGGCTCTCACAAACCTTGGTTTGGGAACGGCAGCAAAACGAGATGTTGGTACAGGGGAAAATCAGATACCGGATATGTCCAGCTTTGGTGCTGGCTCAGGATGGAGCCAATTACCAAACGGGAAACTATTGCAGTGGGGGACTTACACTGGCTCTGCAACAACAGGGACCATAAATTTTCCGGTTCCTTTCCCCATTTCAGTAGGGCGAGTAATTATGTCTCTATCAGGGACCAGTGCTGATGCGGGATCTATTGCCTACGTTCTCCAGGACGATAACTCGTTATCAAAAACATCGTTTTTCTTTCGTCGTGCGGGTGCACAGGTACGATTTAACTGGTTCTGCATAGGTGAATAAAATGAATAAATATAAATGGTCAGCAAAATATAACGCGTTTTCCCGATTGAAATGCTCCCTGCTTATCAATCGTCATGGGATGACCTTAGTGATTTAATTGATATTGATGATACTGTTGAGGCTGAATTTAACGGGGTGTCGCCTGTAGGAAAAGTGCGGGGAGTGGTTGATGGTATGCCTGCATGGGTTGATGTCCCGCTCCCAACATATGAGGAAAAAATAGCGGACGCAGAAAAAATGAAGTTGAGTCTGAAGGCTAACGCAGATTCTGAAATTGCCTGGCGGCAGGATGCTGTTGACGCCGGTATCGCGACGGATGAGGAAACAGTCGCGCTGGCTGACTGGAAGAAATATCGGGTTCTGCTGATGCGCGTAGATACAGCAAAACCCGTCTGGCCTACGCTTCCGGGGGAACAGGCCAGTTAATATCTGGCGCGCTGGTCGTATCTATAGCGTTAACCGCGTCGATATAATCCAGCACAATATTCAGTTTTGTCGCTTCCGCGTCTGTCAGCGTTCTGCCCACCTGCAATTTTAGCTGGATAGTGCTGACAGACTGCATTGCAGTGTCAACGAGTTGTTGACGTGTTTCCTCTGCTTCTGCAACCATCTCAGCCTGCGATTTAGCCGGTACGTCTCCCCACGCGGGCATCCCATCATCACCGGCAATCCTCACTTTCCCGTCTGGCGGCAGCCCTGTGAATTCAACAAATGTTGCTGCGTCAACCTCTACGGCATCCGTTGGCCAGGTTCCCGCTCGCTCGTAAACTTCCTTCTTATCGCCATCAACAAATCCATTTTCAGATGCGCTGTAAAAATAATTGTTCATATCAATACCCTATAGCCAAAAAACGTCCGCCGATTGTCGAAATGCTACTGCGAGCAGTGAACGACCCTCGCACACCGGATGTAATGTAAGTGCCGAATGCTGCAACAGACGTAGTTGCATTTCCGGGCGTGTGTGCTGAAACGGCAAAAACGTTGAGAATTGCATTCGGATAGATAATCGGTAGTGTTACGGTCACTTCGTTTGCACTCGTTGTAATTATTCCCCACTGCAAAATTAATCCGTTAGGTAAATATGTATAACCGGATCCTGACGCAAGGAATGCAAAGCTATTCATATCTGGGATCTGATTTGCGCCGGTGCCGACATCCCGTTTTGCCGCTTCTCCCAATTGAACGTTTAAGAGGCCTTAGAGCCTCATTAATTTGCCGATAAAATCACCACCACCATATGTGAAAGAGTGATTAAAAAATATGCAAATTGGATATGTGAGGGTATCAACAAATGAACAAAATACTGATCTGCAGAGAGAGGCGCTTGAACGGTCAGGATGTGAGCAGATTTTTGAGGAAAAAATGAGCGGTACTGTTGCTAACAGACCTGCACTGAAAAAACTCCTGCGCACCCTTAAAGAGGGGGATACGTTGGTGGTCTGGAAATTGGATCGGTTAGGGCGGAGCATGCGAAATCTTGTGCTGCTGGTCGATGAGTTGCGACAACGCGGTATCCATTTCCGGAGCCTGACGGACAGCATTGATACTTCCAGCCCGATGGGGAGGTTTATTTTCCACATCATGTCTGCGCTGGCAGAGATGGAGCGAGAACTTATCGTCGAAAGGACACTTGCCGGCTTGGCAGCCGCGCGCGCGAAAGGAAGGGTCGGAGGCCGGCGCCCTAAGTTGTCGACGGAACAGTGGGCACAAGCCGGGAGATTGATTGCCGCTGGAGAGCCGCGAAGACGTGTGGTTATAATTTACGATGTTGGCATGTCGACGCTATATAAAAAGTTTCCGGCGGGTGGTAGGTAAAATACCGCCGCCCGTCGTATGCAAGAACGTGCGGCGGTAAGCTGGCGTTCGTTCGATATTGCGAGTATTGAATGATTGCCAGCCGCTGCTGATTCTAAATATGCTATATGACAAAACAATGCTCTTATTCTGAAACAAGCCACATATCAGATTCTTCAAACATTTCTTCCAGCATGCGGTTCAGCCGTTCTTTCTCAGTTTTGGTGCAGTCGCTGTTTAAGGCGTTAGCCTGCATTGGCTTCACCCTCACCTCAGCATCGGGAAAAATCCGGTGCACCCGCTTCGTCAATTCTGCCAGAATGATGTTACTTGCACCTGGTAACCCGGCAACGTTTCTCTTGTCATAAACCAGCTCAACAAACATTTTTACCTTCGCCCTTTACTGGTTGGATATACAGTATATATACTGTGTTTTTATCCAGTGTCAATAGTAGATAGAGGTAACTATGGGCTTCCCTTCTCCGGCAGCGGACTACGTTGAGCGCCACATATCGCTAGACGAGAAATTTATTGAGCATCCATCAGCTACATACTTCATGAGAGCAGGGCAGACATACTGGAGAGAAGGCATTTTGAACGGTGCATTGTTAGTCGTTGATAGTTCACTTACGCCATGTGATGGTTCTCTTCTCGTCTGCAACATAGAGAATGAGCTAAGGATAAAGCGTTATCATTTACACCCCAGACCTCACCTGGTGAACCTGGAGAACGGTAAGCGCGAAGAGATACCAGACGCAGTGGGGGATTACAATGTGACTTCGCCAGTATTTGGGGTGATCACTTACATCATCAACGATGCTCGCTCTGGTGAGTTTGATGATTGTCCGGTAATGTGA